ACACAAAGACGGCGAAAATGTATAAACTTATTACTAATATCTTAAAACTCTCAATGGTGTCTGCTATGTACAGCATCATGTTTTGGGATCCCACTGGGATATCAAAACTCTGCCTGAGTAATAATTCACCATTAGAGGGTCTTGTTTATTACTGGGAAAATACCATGAGAGAAGGTGAGTTCAAGAGAGAGAAGAGGAAAAAGTGTCGTTTAGGGATCTCTGAGCCAGCCCCTGTCAGCAATCAGACAATAGTGTCTCTCATTGAGGAAGTTCAGAAAAGTCCTGCTGAGATGATTCTGATCTGTGAAACCAGCGGAAATGCTACAGGAAGCTCTCTATCATTTGATGGGCTTTCTGATAATGAAGTTAAACCTAGTATTGTCGACTGTGCCACAGGTGAAAGAACATCAGACCTGCGAGTTCTGGTCGGGAAGGGCACCTTTGAAAAGAAAATGAGCATGTCAAATGAGATTGATAGAGTGGTCTCACTAGAAGATCATCTACAAAGAGAAAGGGAATTAGTTCAAACCTTCCAAGATCTGCACCATAATGAGTCCGAAAAGAATAAGCTGTTGGAACATGAACTCGAAAATGTACGACAGCAATTGAGAAGAGAAAGAGAATCTAATAAGGTTAAAGTGTGGACTACCAAGAAACCGGAGGTCACCACCATAGGGCTGACCACAACTATTGCAACAATTCTGTTAGCATCTCAATCCATAGCCTCCTCTGTTCCCATGCCTGGCCAGCTGAATACATGGCCACATGCAAAAAATAGAGTGGGAGGAGGTGTCTTCAAAGCCAATGATGATGATGAAGACAGTTGCAAACTGATTGACTACGGAATCGCCTGCCATGGCTTTGACTACCTCCTGAGAACTGATATATACCCATTCTTTAATGCACATGTGAGCCATAGATCAATGCTTGAGGCCAGCAATGAGGGCATCATATTAAAAGATGAGGCATCATGTGAAATAGAAACAAATAAAGATTTAAAATGTTATGAAGAGAGAGCCTTTTTAAAGTGGTCCTGCCCCCATCTGGTAAACTCAGCCCATTTCATAGATAGCAAGGGCAAATTACGCATAATAAAATGCAAAGCTGAATACGAGATAACAGAGGACTGCACTTATTGTAGGCGAATCAAGAAGAAGGCTGCTCAACAAAAACAAGTATACAAGTCCTCTATTGCTCTTCAAGATGCAGTCTGCCAGGAGAACTCAGACTATTATGACGGACCAAGGATTACTTTCACTGGGGTTTGCAAAATTGGCTCAATGGAGTACAAGAAATGCAAACACAAGTCCTCATCATTCGAAAACGTTGGCTTCATAACGATTAGAGACAAAGGTAAGTATTACATAGAAAATATGAGGATAAAGAATATTGAAATGGTTTCTAATGTTTCTTTCATCTGCTACAATCACAATGGTCAAGACACTGAAAAGGACATACGATTACTAAAGAGGGTCAAACCAAGCGACTGCAAGGTTGTGGATGATAGCAAATCTAAGCACTGCACAGGGGATCATATATTTTGTGATAAATACGACTGCACCAAATCATATCCAGAAGCATCCTGCATGCATGCTCCAGGCTCAGGACCCATATTAGTCTTAGTAATGGGAGTCTGGTTCAAACCACAGTGCGTAGGATACGAAAGGGTTCTGGTTGAGAGAGAAGTTAAAGTTCCTGTTTTGACCCAAGAAAAGGACTGTGACACATGTGTATTTGAATGCCAAGAAGATAAGATTCTAATTAAATCAACTGGATTTAAGATGATCTCTGCTGTTGCTTGTTCACATGGGTCCTGTGTCTCATCTCATCAGTCTCCTTCTACTTTTCTCTATATTGATTATCCTGGTTTAACAGCATCAGTTGGAGGTGAGATTGGACTACATCTTTCTCATACTGACGACTCGATAAGTGTGCACAAGAAGATCCACTGTCCAGCAAGGGATCCTTGTGAGGCTCACAACTGTGTGATATGCTATCATGGGCTAATCAACTACCAGTGCCATACGTTCTTGAGTTACTCTGTTGTGTCCTTTCTCTTCATTAGCGTATTATACTTGACCTTCTTTATTGTAAGCAGATTACTGCTGTTCCTCAAGATAATGCCCAAAAGACTAAAAAATCCAATCAGCTGGCTAACTTTGCTCATCAGATGGGTGCTACAGACCTTGATAACGATCCTACGTCTATCATTTAAGAAGCTGAGTGAGACAATTGGCTGGACCACTAATGACAATAGGCAGCATGTTGATGTAGAAGCAAACAGAAGGCCCCTCAGGAGATATAGGACCACCTTTATTCTAACTTTGTTGTTTATAGGTTTAGCTAGTGGCTGTTCAAATACCGCTGTGTCAAATTCTAAGCAGACCAAGTGTCTTCAGTCTGGAGGTTCTGTGAAATGCTCAATAACAGCAACCATCACCCTAAAAGCAGGTATCATAGGAGCTGAGTCCTGTTTCATTATCAAAGGTCCATCAGAGAATCAGCAAAGAGTTATAAGAGTTAAAACAATTTCAAGCGAAACAGTCTGTAGAGAAGGATCTAGCTTTTGGACTGGTCTATTCACTCCTAGCTGTGTTAGCTCTAGACGGTGCCACTTGGTTGGGGACTGTGTAGGGAATAGGTGTCAATCTTGGAGAGATGAAGTTGTGTCAAGAGAATTTGGTAACATGAAGGACAACAATGCAATGTCTGAAAACAAATGCTTCGAACAGTGTGGAGCAGCAGGCTGTGGTTGCTTCAATATAAACCCTTCATGCCTGTACGTTCACTCAGTATTCAAGAGTGTGAGAAGAGAGGCAATTCGGGTCTTCAAGTGTAATGACTGGGTACACAGGCTGACTTTTGAGGTTAGTGGGCCATCTGGTGAAAAAGACAGGATAGTTCTCAATAGTCTAAGCACTAAATTTCTTCAATGGGGAACAATCTCACTGAGTCTGGATGCAGAAGGGATATCTGGAACCAATAGTTATTCTTTCTTAGAGAGTAACAAGGGTGGATTCGCAATACACGATGAGGAGTTTTCTGAAATCCCAAGAGAGGGATACTTGGGTGAGATTCGTTGTTCTTCTGAATCAGCAGTCATAGCAGCACACAAATCTTGCATAAGGGCCCCGAATCTGATAAAATATAAGCCTATGACGGACCAAATAGACTGCACAGCTTCTCTGGTAGATCCTTTTGCAATTTTCCTGAAAGGATCATTGCCCCAAAGTAGGTCTGGATATACGTTCACGAGCTCAACTGATAAAAAGACTGTTCAGGCCTTTAATAGTGGGGCAATTAAAGCATTAATTTCTATTAACCTGGATGATCATGAAATTGAGTTCCTGAGTGACACAGCTGATTGTGATGCAACATTTCTGAATATTTCAGGATGCTATTCCTGCAATTATGGGGCTCAGGTCTGCATTAAAGTCAGATCATCAAAATCATCAATCTTCAGCTCTAACAACAATGACAACTCTATTGTGATTAACTTTGACGCAGAGCAAGGAACTAGAGATTATTGCAGGATAATACACTTCAATGGACCATTAGTTGATGAGACTCTACATTACAGCTGTGGGGGTGAGTCCAAACTTTTACAGATGAAAGGATCACTAATAACAGTGGGCCCTTATGACTTCAGGAATACAACTGGAGGAAAATCAACAGTTGTCAATCCGCACGAAGAGTCCTGGAATCTCTTTAGCTGGTTCTCAGGGTTACTTGATTGGTTAGGAGGACCATTGCGAGCAATTTTAAAAATAGTGCTAATAGTGATCATTGGGATCATACTGTTTATTGTTGTGGTTTTCCTCATGAGACTTGCCATATTAAACGTTCTACTAAAATCCAAGAAAAACTAGGCATCAGACATCAAAGAAACAGCAAAACCAAAAAGCCAAAGAGAACCAAAAAAAGAAGAGAACCGAGAGAGCGGACAAAGAAAGACAGAAACCAAAAGAAGGGAGGAAAAAGAGGGAGGAAGGAAGGGGAGGAGAAAGGAGAGAGAGAGGGAGGTAAATGGGATGAGAGGAGCAGACAAGGAATGGACGGGAGAGAGGAAAGGAGAGAGAGGGGCGGGAGAAGGAGGAGAGGGGAGAGGCAGAACCAGGATGGAAGGAACAGAACAGGCGAGGCATCCCAAAGAGCGGGCGGAAGAAGAGCAGGAGACAGGTAAGGATAGAGACAGCAAAAAGAGGATCAAGAAGCTCCATACCAGGGGAAGGAAACCACAGCTCAAAGAGTTGCAAGAAGCAATACTCCAAGTAAAACACAAATCCACTCTGACCTAATGTAAACAGCAGTTGCAAGAACTATACTAGAATCAACACCACGCTATTCAACATAGGAGCTCTCTTGAGAATGAGTGTGAGAATCTGACTTACTTGGTAAACATGAAAATCTACAAGGATAGATATCGCCGGTCTTTGTGT